ACTATCCGTGGATTAACTGTCCACACACCTGTCTCGCGACAGGCTCTAGATTCCTTACTTCTATTACCCTGGGAGTAGTTACCCATGGCTTTAGATCAGGATACCTAGTTGATAGTAGGAAATGCATGATTGGCGTGCCGGCATAACCGGTCAACCTCGCGAAAGTGAGGCCATGTGATACAGACGTGGAAGTTTGGTAACTCCTCACGTTTGTTGACACAACGCCCATGCATTATTAGGGGTCCCTTTTAGGTACGGATTTCTCCGTGCCTTCACTCAACAGCCATTAATGGAGGACTAGGATATGGCTAAATCGCCTAAGTTTTATCCGAATCTTCCGCGCGCCAACCGCCCTAAAGGCGTTAAACGCGTTGATGCTACACTCATACGTACACCCTCTTATACTCCTAAGGTGTTCAGAGCTGATGCGTTGTATAAACCGCTGTCTATTTATACACCAAATTGGATCTCTGTTACCTCCAAGGATTTTAATGGGACTGACGAGAGAGTCGGCACGAAAAATGCTAACTGGCGAGTGATAATTGCCAACGGAGGCGATGCGACCACAACTTACGGCAGGTCGCAATATCGCTGTAGACCGACATCATTTAGTGTCCGAACCGAAGACTCAAGTTATTTGAGTACAGGGTATGGCACCATGTTTGGTGGTCTTCTTATGCAAGAGAACGACGTCAGTGTCCTAGAAGATCAGGCCATTGGTCGTCTCAAGCATAAGCTCTCTGGCAAAGTCGGTAACGCTCAGTTGGGGCCGCCGATAGCCGAGTCTCGAGAAATCCATCGCTTAGTGCGACAGATCAACGAGGCTGGGATGTCTGCGTTCAAAGCTTTGCTAGCCGCTAAGAAAACTAAGGGCAAGAGTGCCTCGAAAGCTGCTGCGGACATCTGGCTAGGTTTTGGGTTTGGGGTTAATCCCCTTCTCCAAGATATAAAGTCAGCTGCTGATTCTGTCATGCATTACGTCTCACGACAGGATTATCGCGTCAGAATTACAGGCACTGCGACACAAGAATACCATTCGAGCTATAATAATGCAATTTCTAGCTCGGACGCCATAAGCGCACACGCGACTTTGGGCTGGTTTTTAAGCTCTAATCACGTGCAGGGTATTCGGTATGTAGCTGGTGTGGACATAAAAGTTCAGGCCGGCTCCGGCTACAGTGTAGCAGATCACCTCGGGTTAAAGCTGGGTGCTCTTCCAAGTATTCTTTGGGAGATTACCCCGTACTCCTGGGCGATCGACTACTTTACTACTGTAGGCTCATGGCTTGACGACGTCTTTTATACTTTGCCTGTAACGGTAAAGTATTTGTCGAAAAGCTATAAGTACCAATGTGAAACTCTGGCAACACCTAAGGCACTCGTGACTGCTGGTACTTCTTGCAGTTTTAGCGGGCTGCCTTCTTTAGGTCGTTATACCAGGTTCACACGCACAAAACTTGCTCCGACACTCCCTACGCGATCCCTCCGCATTAAAACCGTGGATGAAATCGCATCCCATGGATTAACCAAGCTTCTAAACTTGGGATCCATCATAGCTGGACGACACGGTCCAAAGCTGTAGCCTAACTAGCCGCAGCCTTAAACCACTAGTCCTCATCAAGGAGGCATTCATGCCTTTCGCACCTGCTTCACCTGTAACTGGCGCGACGGTCACTGGGCTGACAAGCCCGACCTATACGCTCTTGTCGGATACTGCCCCGAACAATAATGGCAAACAGTACGCCATTAGTGCTCTGGGTGGAACGCAGACTGGCGTTGACGTGAACAGCGTTAGTAAGCCGTTTACGACTTCGTTTTTCCGCCCTCCGATCCTCAGAACGTTGCCGCAGGCAAACCCAGTAACGGGCATCATCAAGAACGTGCCCCTGAACGTGTACAAGTTCATCACACGTAAAGGTGCTGCACCGGCCCTCAACCAGAGCGTTATGGTACCCAAAATTACCACGACAATCGAAGTTCCGGCCGGCGTTGATGCTTATGAACCGGAAGAAATTCGCGCCATGATCAGTTGCCATTTCGGGATTGGTTGGGAACAAGCGAGCGGTATTTCGGTCACTGTGTTGACGGGAGTATTTTGAGATGCGCAATCATATTGCTGGCTGTCCTTTTCGTCACGTGCTCGCTGTTTCTGTATGCGAGTGCAACGAAAGAGTTCGACCAAGCGATGTTGGTTGCGATATACCGTCTCAAGAACTCCATGAGGACCAAAACTTCCTATACCCACTTTGGTACGGAAAGCTTGTACCGGATGGGAATGTAGGAACAGAAGAGTCGGACGACTGACTCTAGGTTCTTTCTTGGTATAACCGTTATTTCATCGGGAGTTATCCTGTGAGTAAAAGTAACGTTCAAGGTCGTAATGAGGAACGCCTTACGGCGTTCTTCGGCACGATGTTAGAAGAGCTTTCTAATGGTGTGGGGCCGCAAACGTTCGCGGTTTCACGCCAGGTACAACGTGCTCGTAAAAGGGCACGCTTCCTTAGAGAAGATCTTCAGAGTAGGGCGATCAGTGATTTTCTACTGATCAACGAGAAGATGAGGTTACTCCAACAGGAGTCCCCGCCTTCGTCTACTCTTGAGCCCAGGATTATTGCAAACGCTCGTTATTTCATTACTAATGTTTTAGAGCGTTACACAAGTTCCTGGGACGAGACGGCAATACAAACGCCTCTCGAGATGTCATACCTGTGGTCAAATTGGCGTTTTGGGCCTGGTGCCAGTAATGGCATTAAAGGTACCCATGCAGCCGACAAGATCGGGCAGGATATGACTTGTACCGCTCTGTGCGAACCTTTGGTACGTAAACTGCGTAGTATGAACCCTTACTTCGTGGCCAGAGATGGCCGCTTAGGAGTTTCGGGCACTACGCGGGTTGAAGGTTCAAAGCTAACGACTGTACCGAAAAACGAGGACACAGAACGCACAATTGCCATAGAACCCTCAGGGAACATGTGTCTGCAGCTTGCTGCAGGCATGTATCTCGAAGGGGCACTACGGTATATCGGTCTGGACATTCGCAGCCAACAGCCAAAGAACGCGGCTATGGCCCAGCGTGGATCAAAGGATGGGAGTGTTGCTACCCTTGACTTGAAGTCCGCTAGCGATATGATCAGCATCGATCTTGTGCGTGCCCTCATGCCCAGTGAGTGGTTCGACCTGTTAATGAAGCTCAGGTCACCCACTATTACAGTCCCTTGCGATGGAAAAGCAAAGGATGCGGGCATGCAAGTTGAGCTACATATGATTAGCACTATGGGGAACGGTTTTACTTTTCCCCTTATGACGTTGCTGATCGTAGCTCTAATCTACGGCTACCGGAGTACGCGTGGTGGACCTACCCTCTGGGTTAATTGGTCCGACACTTGCGTGTATGGGGACGATGTTATTATCCCCACGCACGAGTATTCCGGGTTCGTAGATGTCTTGACAAAGGCGGGATTAGTCGTTAATTTAGACAAATCCTTTTGTGAAGGACCCTTTCGCGAGTCCTGCGGTGGTGATTTCCTAAACGGGGTAGATGTTACTCCTTTCTATGTGAAGTCACTCGCTACGGAACCCGACATCTATGTCGTAACCAACCAAGTGGCGTCGTGGAGTGCTAGGGAGAAGATACCCATGCACAAGACATTAACGTTACTTCGGTCGTTTATAGATGGCAAGGCCCACCTCGTACCCGAGTGGTTAAACCCCGACCAAGGGGTTCTGACTGCAGGGTGTCCTAGGAGATATACCTACTTAACGCTCGTGAAAGAGGACAGACGGCTTTCAAAAGAAGCCGAACCGTTCTCTCTCCCACTTGCATGCGGTGGTTATGTCTCTCAGGTCGGCGACGAGTTGTTCTTCTTACCCCGAAGCAATAAACCGCCTAGGTTAAGAACTCGTCGGTCTAGATTACCGCAAGGTTTTCTAGACGGCTGGGATCCTGGTTACAGATCTCAGCAGGACGCTGCATGGGTAGCCGGTTATATGGCTATTCACTTTAGCGTCTGAAACAAGGGGGC